CTTGGCTGTCCGTTGTAACTAAGTGGTTAACATTACAACTCATCGTTTATAGTCCTGCGACTCTTCTTTCAGGATGGCCAATGTACTCCCTGAGGCCATGAAGGCCTCTTTTGAAGCTTTGCTTGACAGGCAAATGTCAAAGCTTACAAAGGAGTCTGAAAGGATTTGCTTTGTAAAAACTGTTGTTTTCACTGAGCTGGGTGTTACACTCCCTGATTCATTAATCCGGCAAGTGTTGAAAGCTGCTAAGGCAGCTCCGATTATTGAGAGAAACTTGAGCCTCTCTGCTAAATGGGAGGAAATCAAGTCCTCCGAGCCTTACTGCCCCAGAGATCTTTACGACGCCTTAGGCGCTGTGAAGAATGGGGAAGAGGCGGAGAGTGAGTACTCCGATTTAGCCAACTATGTTTTGGCAAACGCCTCGAAGCTGGCCGGCTCTACTTATGAGCATTTAGGCCAGGAATTGGCGTACATTTGCTCAATCTACCCTTGGTCCACCTTCTCTATTTCTGAGGAAGGCGGCCCGAAGGATTTGATTGAGGAATGGGATGAACCGGCCAAGAAATTCGCCGACTTCTTTTTCTTCAATGAAACCTCAGTTGAGATCATTCCTGGGTCCGCTTCCATCCCTGCCGACTCCATTCATGGCGCCGGCGAGCTTGTAGCGGCCTTGGTGACCGAAGGGACGGAATTTGACGACGCCCTCGAGGCCGTGTGTAACGAGATGGCGGCATACTACTCAGTTCTCGATGGATCGTCTGATGGCGTTGAAACTGCTTCCGCGCTCTTTTCGGAATATCTGACAGCACGCACTGAGCTTCAGAAAATTGCAGACCACAGTACCGCTTGGTGGTTTGCAGCGCGTGCAAAGATGATAGAGCTTGGCGTGCCGATTTTTGCCCCATTCGAGTTTGCCTATCTTCTAGGCACCCGAGCCGGTGCTGAGCTCTCTAAGAGCATTTCTATGATAGTCTCCGGGTTGTTGCTGATCTTCGAGAAGGAAGGTGCAAACCCGAATATTCGGACAGCGCTCGGCTACGCCCTTGCGGGAGCGCTCGACATCATTGACCAGAGGCACAGGCTTTCACCGAAACCTGCATGGGCCTTGCTCCTTGCCAAGACCAAGCCCCGGCTGACACGCGGCGACGCGATGTTAGCCTCCATGCATGTCTCGCGCTATGTTCCTCCTTCCGGTTACGAGGAATGGGCTACTCGGATGAAAGATCTAATGAGAGGGGCTGCCCCTGATGTTGACAAGCTGTTGGTGACGCCCCCCACTAGGGGATTGTTCTTCCCCAAGAACACATACGGCATAAAGTCCAACGAAGAATACATTGATGGATTCGATGTGCACATCGTGGAGACCGAAAGAGAACGGAAACGGCTGGCCGACACTATTCGCTTTGGCGCAAAGCAAGGCATCGATGGGGCGTGGCTGGCCACGCAGGAAAGAATGACAACTTCCCTTTCCCGATACACAGTGGACCGCCCTTCGACATCTTCGATAGGCAAAGCTAAGATCATCGAGGCCGCCGATGCTCTTTTCGATGAATTCCCAGAGATGTATGATGCACCTCGGGCCATGACAGTTAACAGCGTCATAAATGCCACTGAGTGGAAGTATTCAGCGGGGCTTCCATTTTTGCCAATTGTCAAGAAAAGGACGACCCTCCGGAACACTCAGTGGATTCTCGCGATCAAGCAGGCAGCCCAGAGAATACTCGATTCTGGTGAATTCCCGGGTGTTGCATTACATGCATTCCCGAAGAACCAGATCGTGGCTCTCGACTCTGCGATTGGTCTTGACGGGCCTACGAAGCAGATCAGGACGGTGACGGCCGGAGATCGTATTACGGCGATCGCCTACAACTGTCTGGCGATGGAGCGCAATAAGCGACAGCCCCCTACTAGGGCGCTGATTCTCCCATCGTTTAGAAGAACTGAGGGCGGAATGCAAGAGGTCTTCAGAGAATTGGCCAAGCAGCCAAATTACTTTGTTGGTGATGCCTCTCAGTTTGACTCCACAGTCGTCAGTGAGTTGGCCATCGAAGCCCCTGTCCATCTTTGGAGGAGAGGCATCGAAGGCCGTTACGGTGAGAGAGCCACCACGACTTTCATGCAATCGTACTACCAAGGTCTTGCTGATGGAATCATCGTCTCATTATATAATGGCGACGTCGTTAGAAAGACTGGCGGCGGAGGCACCGGATCTGCGGCCACAAC